GCACCAAACAGCGTTCAACCTGGAGCGTCCCCAGCAACGCCCCCACATCTTCATCACATTGGCAGCCACCACGGTGCTGGCGGCCTGCCCGGATTCTTTTGCGACCACAACCAGGGCCGGAGCATTCAGGAAACCCAGCGGCTGACCGTTGCCGGTTCCATTGAAGATGGCATCTTCAATGCGAAAAGCAAATTCCATCGGAAACACGGTATTAATGATCGACTCCATGACCGCTGCATCCGCGATCATTTCATCCGTGGCATAGCAGACTGCCATCAGCTTGTTGAGGACCAGTTCAATGCGCCGGAACTTGGGCTTTGTAGCCGTGATTGACCCGGCTTCATTCGACCAATAGGCCTGCACGCCGCCGAACCTGGAGCCGTTGACCCGGCTCTGCTCGTCGATGCCATTGATGCTGACGCGATTGGCCGCGCTTGACACCTCGATCGGGTTATCCATCAACTTGAGAATTTCTCCAGTCTCGTATGTTCGCTGCAGCAGGCCAGCAGCGAGATCGCCTTGTACGAGAAAACCGCCCTCAGCTGGCACCGCTTCATTCAGTCCAGCAGCTGCCTGCATCGCCTGTTTGTCCGACATGCCGCCGAGACGCACTAGCTCATCCGCGACGATGGCAACGTATTCAGAACTACCGACCGATATCAGCCGCGGATCACGATTCATGCCACGGCTCTTTTCGAATCGCGCAACAGCCGTGAGCTGCTCGCCCAAAGTCTTGAACTTGGGTTTACTCTCAACTTCGACGAGCCGGCGGCTGCCGGGGTTATTGGTGTCCGCAGCTTCGGGCTTATCGACCACCAGTTCTGCCTCCTGCTGTTTCTTCAATCGCTGAATGTTGATGGCGGTGGCATCGATCTCGGCCAAACGGGCATCGAATTCCTTTCCTTCTGCCTCAGTAAGTTCGCGCCCTTCCGCCTCGGCCTTCTCCACCAACGCCTTGTTTAGCTTGGTGAGGTTGGCATGTTTTTGTTGCAAGGTCTTGAGGTTCATAACAATTGACTCCTTGGTCGGGGATTGACGCGCTCTGCTCGGGCCTTGGTCCGACGGGACGGACCGTCACTCAAGCGCATGCGGCTTCACGCTCTGCGCAATGGCGCGGAGCGATGGCCACTAAAACTTTGGGTTTAAACGAGTTGGCGTTCAGCCATCTGTTGCTTCCGGCGACGTAGATTCAGCGGCATTGCAGGCGCCGTAGATCTGGCTTTGGCCTGATTAGGACAACCGCCATCTTTGCAGATCGGGTCCTCGCATTCGGGATTCATACAGTCATCGCAATCATCCGCTTGGCACTTGGCACAAGAGCACATGCAGCCTTCATCGTCTTCGGCGCCAGTGGATGCTTCGACTTGATTCAAGTCAGAAATCGCGCCCATTGGCTTGACCTGGCTGCTAACTCCGAAGCGGGACAGCGTTTGATCTAGCGTTGCGATGCGATCGACCATTTTCAACTTTTTTGCCTGTGCTGCGACGACCACGCGGCCCTCGCCCATCCCGTTACGGACATCATCCGCAGCCACGCCTCGATTTCGAGCTATGGAATTTACGAAGGCATCGTAATAACTGTTCACGGTGTCCTGGATGGCGGCCTGAGCATCGCCAGAAAGCGGCTGGTCGGGATTGGCCTCAGTCTTATACTTGCCGGCAAAGATATAGGTCACACCGATGCCGACGCCTTCATTCAATTTGGATTTATCGAGGTGGGCGGTAAAGACGCCGATGCTCCCAACTTGCCCCGATGGCGTAACTACCAATTCGGCCGCCGAACTGGCAAGCCAATAAGCTGCGCTGGCGGCGAGAGCATTCGCCACAGCTACGGTCTTTTTTTGGCCGCGCGCAGCGTAGATTTCATCGGCGAGCTCCTGAACTCCGCTCACTTCTCCACCTGGAGAATCCACGTCGAAGATGATGGCTTTAATGCTCTCATCGGCCAGCGCCTGGCGGAATGTTTTAGTAAGCTGCTGGACAGAAGTTCCACCACTGAACTCTGAAAGCATGTTGGCGCGGTAAGAGATTGTTCCGTAGATTGGAATTACGGCAACATTACCGGCAGTGCGGGGCGACGGCCGGCTAGCGGCTCGGAATATAGCGATTTCTTCCTCGCTCACCTGGCCGCCGGCGGATCGCAGCTCAATCAGCGCACGTATAGCCTCATATTTCTCAGGCAGGATGGCCCAGTTAGAGGAGAAAAAAGCTTCTACGAGTCGTTGATATTTCATTGAATCGCTCCCGATACAGCCAGTTGCGCGAGATCCCGTGCTCGGCCTTCATTCATGATGATTTTCGATTCCACAGTTTCCCATTTGCCGCTGCGGCCGGCTGCCATGATCTGTCCTGCATTTACAGTGCAAAAGGCGAATGCCTGTGCTTCCGGAAGGTGTAGGGAATCGGCGACCACGCGGCTATGGGATTTGTAGAAATCCTGCACTTCGCGGCAGAAAGTCTCGCGGCCGTCGCCATTGGCAAATCCGTTGCGATATTTTTGCGCTAAGCGGCGTAAGGCCGACGATTCGCGCCGCGCCATGCGGCCTGATGCGGACTCGGCGATGGCTAGGAGTCGCATACGCAGTGTGCTCGCCGTTTCTTCCTCTTCGTCTGAAGTAAATTGATTCTGGCCGGCGGCGCCCTCATCTTCATCTTGCTGTGGCGATGATGGATCGGGCCCTGGCCGAGATGAAGGCGTCATGTTTAGAGGCCTGAGGTAGACATCGCCACCATCGATCGGATTCATGTTCTCGAGGCGGCGCACGTCATTGGGACTCATCCATCCCCAATTGATCGCGATGGCATAGGCGGTATAACGGCTGTCCATGTCGCCACGATTGAGACCATCCAATAAAAATTCCGCGAAGTATTCGCTGTCATCGCCGGGCATGGGGTAAAACAGATCGAGCGATATACGTTGCTCCCAGCGCTTTGCGATTGGAAGCATGGTGTAGATAGTGAATTCAATCCCCTGATGTTCGATATTTGAATGCGTTGCCCGTTCGAGATCCCCGATCATGTGTGGAGGGACCCGAAAGATTGATGCGATGCCGCTCTTCTGATACTTGCGGGCCTCCAAAAATTGGGCGTCTTTATTGGTCATGCCCAACTTTTCCGCCTTCATGCTCTCTTCAAGAATCATGGCCGAATGCCGGTTCTCGCCAGTCTGCTTCTCTTGGATCGAGGCTTTAAGACGTGCGTATGCTTCCGGACTCAGCTTGGCCGGGTGATGCAGCACGATGCTGGGGGAAACATCGTTGCGCATGAAGCGTGCTGCATAGTCCTGAGCGGCCAGGTCGATGCCGACGACTTCCCTAACAACGCTGATCGGGCTCAATCCGACGACTCCATCTAGCGTCCAGCCGCGGGGATGAAAAACTTGATCTGGAAGAAACTTCTTGGTTGTCCCATCCAGCTGGCGGATCGTGTAATCAAAGCTGCCATCCTGATATCGCTTCACCTGTACCCGATCGGGATGGATCGGGACTAGCTGGTCAACTGGGCCGTTAGGTCCAGATTTAATCTCCGCATAAGCGTTGCCGCGCAAGTCTAGATGGGAGTTCATCATTTCCCTGAACTCAAGCGATGTCTGCCAGTTATTCGGCTGGTCATGCAGGACACGATATAGCGGATGTTCCGGGGCTCTTTCTTTTCCACCATCAGGCAGCCGTCGATAAACAATGAGCGGCAGCGCTGCCAGTGTTTCCGAGCGCACGCGGACACAGGAAAATACAGCCTCCGACCTCATAGCTGAATCAGGAGTGACCCGGACGCCGGCAGCCGAGTCAACGCCGATAGGGCTATACCAGAAGTCTGAGAATGGCGAAGTGTCAAAAGTCTCCGAACGAAACAGAGAGCCAAACAGGCCCATGCGTTATTGGCCTCGCTGCTCCAATCGCTGGAGCCTTCGCACTTTCTCAATTGCGTAACCCACCACCATGAAATAAATACCGGACAGTATGAGAGCTGCCCATGGGCTGAAATGCCAAGTGCCGATATCGCTCATTGCCATACCGGCGAACACTAGGACATCGCCCGCTTCAATTTTCATAAGGTAAGAATGCCGCGCTGATCGTAGACAGATCCGCCGTCAATATTTGTATTGGCCATCCAGCGAATCAGATCCATGAACAGGCAGATGGCTCCGTCGATTTTTGATTCTTGATTTTGCTTGGTTGGGAAAATGTTGCCTTTGCGATCAGTGTGGCAGACGACATTGCTCACCATCCAATCGAGCACGGGATCGCCATTGTGATGAAATCTTTCCTCCAACACGATGGCCTCAAATTCCTTCATGGCCGGCGACATAATACCCACGAGCTGACGGACTTCAACGAATTGCGCCGATTGCACCCACTCAGGATCCGCCTGAATGAACTGCACCAGTGCCGCGGCATGGTAAGGATCGTGGGGAACTTCCACCATCTCGAACCTTTTGGAGTCCTCGATCAGATCTTTACTGATATCGACATAGGAAGTGGTGTTACCGGGAGTCTTGGCAATCCAACCATCGATTTCCCAACCGGAATAGGCGTTGCCTTTCGACTGTTCGATTGCGAACTCGTTCAGATAATGCTTGGCGAAGACATAATAGTGATTCTTGCCTTCGATAACTTTGCGAAACATCAGAACCCGCGAAGCGATGTCCTTACGGCTGGCGAGATCCAGAGCAACCATGCAGCGCTGGCCAAGAAAATCCTCCAGCTTTAGAGATGAATCGGCACATTTGTTCCAGGCAACCGATGAAAGCCAGGCAACATCCGCTCCCACCCAGATATCGAGATGTTTGGTCTTGAATGTGTTCTGCTTACGTGCCGAGTTGATAGCATCTCTCTGCTGGCGTTCAAGATAGTCGCCGAAGACGCTGATGTCATAGTTTGGATTCGCTTTGAGTAGTGCAGGTTTAGACTTCCAATCATCCCCGTCGTCGATCGTGTAAATAATGCAGAACCATTCTTCATTCCTGAGCTTGCCTTCGAGTAGCTTGATGGCATCCTGCTCGAGCGCATAACACGGTCCGGATCGATCGGAGCCGGCCGTGGTGATAACAAGCAACAGAGGATTGTCACGGGCGCCCATTCCCGTTTTCATAGTGTCGTATAGATCGTCAGATGTATGCTCGTGATACTCGTCAACGATCGCACATGATGGCGATGCGCCGTCACCAGGCTTGCCGATGACCGGCTCAAAGCGGCTGCCATTGCATCCGATCACCAAGCTTTCCGCATTCACCCGAATGCCGAGCGTTTCCCTTAGCAATTGCGTTCGCTCAACCATGTGGCGAGCTGGACGGAACACTTCCCATGCCTGCTTCTTGGTGGTAGCTCCGGAGTAGACCTCTGCGCCATACTCGCCATCGGCTGCGAATTTGTAGAGACCAATTCCCGCAGAGAGAGTACTCTTAGCGTTCTTTCGCGAGACCTTGATATAGGCTTCGCGAAAACGATAGCAGCCAGTGGCGACACTGACCCATCCAAACAGGCAGCAGACGATAAATACCTGCCACGGCGCCAGCTTGATCGTTTCTCTACGCGATGCCCATTTACCTTTCACGTGTGGCAGCCTCTCGATGAACCTGCAAGCCTTTTCGGCTTTGGCCGGATCAAAACGGTACCCGAAAGATGGATTGTTTGTACGCTGCAAATCTTCTAAGTGGCGTTGACATGCAGCGATGACCAGTTTGCAAGCAACGACCTTCCCGGAAACAACATTAGCGGCATACTGATGGGCGACCGCAGAGAAACTGCTGTCACTGGACCGTGCCGCCGTCGTTTCCGGTTTCTTTATGCGGCGACTCAAGGAATTCCGAGAACGGGTTATCGGCTTCCTTATTCTTTTCTTTTGCTGGTCTACCAAGTTTGGCCTTGGATGTGGGCGAACCGCCCATCTCATGTAGAGCCCTCTGCAGGGCTGTGATTTCGCTAGCCAGCATTTGTGGACGCCCGTCCTTGCCAGCCTTCCGGAATTTGTCCGTCAGAACACATGCGATCTCCACCCATACCCTGTTTTCACTGTTAAGAGTTCCTTCAGGATACGTGGACAAGAATTCGTTCCAAATCTGGCGTTGGTCATCCGAAAGATGTGCCGGCGGATCACCCAGCGGGCCCCGGGAAACGGGGTCCGCCCGACGACGCTTGGGATTCTTCCTGAAAGCGCCGTTTAGTTCGAGTTCTTTGGCTGATTTGCGCGGGCGAGCCATGTTTTGTACAGCAAAATTTCAAGACTTTGAGTTTTGTGGATGTGAAAATTTGATTGCGTGACG